GGTACTACAGGAAAATCTCAATCACAGTTGGGTGTTCGTACTACAGGTCCAGTGAAGAAACTTGGATGTTCTGTCCTGAAGAGTCTCATCGAAGAAGATAAACTTCTTATAGAAGATGTTGATATAGTCAATGAACTTGTAAGTTTTGTTGCAAAAAGGAATTCGTTTGAAGCAGATGACGGACACACAGACGACTTGGCGATGTGTTTGGTATTGTTTGCATGGTTGACAAGACAGGAATATTTCAAATCAATTACAGAAACTGATGTTAGAACAGGCATATATAAAGAAGAAATTGAGAAAATGGAAGAAAATATGGTTCCGTTTGGGTTTGTTGTGGACGGAACAAATGAAGAAGATGGAGAATGGGACGGTGAAGACCGGTGGTTCTCTTTTTGACCAAAAAACATAAAAGTATAAATATCTCCGAACAAATGATATATTTTTGATATGTTATTCCCTTTATAACATACCTGAAAAGTAATTAGCCCGTACAGGAGAATAAAACAATGGCAAGAGCAAACGTCACAGTTGTAATTGATGATCAGAGTTATGTCATCCCCGGTTCAGAATCTGGATCGCTGACTAGAGCAGGATTCGCATCTCATTTTGGTTTAATTGCCGCAGTTGGTAATACTGGCGAAAGAGCAAAAGGTTATATGCAGATTAACAGTCTCGGGGAATGGGTTGATAGATTAACCAGCAACGAACCAATTAATAGTACGACAACCACATCAGATGATAACACACATGTATCCAATGCGGCCGGTGGTACTGGTTCCAGATGGCCACAGGGTCCAACGGGTAATTGGAAGCAAGAATGGTGGGCATGTCACAACTATCTACAATACGGTGGTGTATTGGTAGTTGGTGGTACTGGTTCCGATTTCAACACATCCACCCAATATGATACTCTAAAGGATAAACAAATTCCATTGGATATTGTCTTTAGTGCAACCGGAGATCAGTCAGCGGTCAGTACCATTGCAACAGCAAGAGGAGACTGTATTTCTGTCCTACCAGACAGCACATATGGTTTGAATGCAGACTCCGCGTCCTTTAGTGGTACGCAAGGTGAATTTAGTATCTCTGTGTTTGGTATGAAGAAGCATCTCAATATAAGAAGGAATATGAACGAGAACGATCAGGTTGGTTTGGGTTCCTTTATTCAGACAAACTGTGCAGCAGATGTTGCTGGTTGTATTGCAAGAACTGATAAACTCGCAGATCCGTGGGCTTCACCAGCAGGTTTCAAACGAGGAAGAATTCTTGATGTTGTTAGTCTTATAGACAATCCAAATGATGGTCAAATGGATACAATGTATGATGCAGGAATCAACCCCGTTGTTACATTCCCCGGTGAAGGTACAGTCCTCTTTGGTGATAAAACGGGTGCCGCTGGTACAAGCACATTGAGTAGAATTAATGTATCCAGACTCTTCATCTATCTCAAGAAACGAGTGGGAGCAGCAGCAAGAAGCATTTTGTTTGAATTGAACGATGCAACATCAAGAGCATCGTTTGTAAATGCCACTACCGGATTAATGGAGAACATTCGTTCTAGACGAGGCGTATATGATTATAGAGTAATTTGCGACGAAACAAACAACACCGGCACGATAATCGATGCGAATCAGTTTGTTGCAGATATTTTCGTGAAACCAACAAAGTCTGTTAACTTTATTAAAATCACATTCACGAATAAGACCACAAGAGATAGTTTATCTTGATCTTGTATAGAAGGAGAAAATAAATATGCCTAATCACGCAAACTCAATAGCAACATTTAAGAATGCATTTGATGGGGGTACTCGTCCCAACCGATTTGTCGTTACCGGAGTAATCGGTAAACCACACGATCAGCCTGTTCCGCCTTTATTGGTAAAGGCAGCATCTATGCCTGTACAGACATTGGGTGTTATGCAAGTTCCTTTCCGTGGAAGAGTTGCAAAACTTCCCGGTGATCGTGCATATGCTGAATGGACATTCACGCTACTCGATGAAGCAAAAGCAGGCGTTGGTGGTATTGGAGATCAGCCAAGCAATGGTGGTCTCCGGAGAGCATTTGAAGCATGGCATGAATCCTTCAATATGCACCGAGAAAACATCGCTAGGGGTGGAGATGAGAGTATCCTTAACGGAACAAATGAGGAGTTTTATACCACATGGACAGTAAATCAACTCAACATGGCAGGTGAAGAAATTGTAGGTAGAGCCGTTAGACTACACTATTGCTGGCCTACTGAAGTCGGAGCAATTGATTTAAGTTACGATTCTGCTGATACTCTCACAGAATATTCCGTCACTCTTGCATTCGATTATCTGACTCTTCAGGAAACTACTGGAACTTCAACAGCAAACATCGGTGCTCAAATTGGTACTAATGCTGGATTTTCAATTCCTGATTGATCTAATTAATTTGATCTAATATTACCCTCGCGGTAAAATCTTATACATATAGTAAAGAGTTTACCAAAAGGGTTATATTATGCCATTAGATATTTTCGGATTCAGCATCGGAAAAAAACAACCTGTTGAACCAGAACAATCAAGAAAAGAAGAATCTTTTGTAATTCCAGACAATTATGATGGAACATATACATTGGAAACTGGTGGGGTTTTTGGAACCCTCATAGATTTTAATGGATCTATAAAGGGTGAAAATCAATTAATAGGTCAATATAGAAACTCATCACTGTTTCCTGAAGTCGATCAAGCAATTGAAGACATAGTTAATGAATCAATAGTAATGAATGATGATAAAAAACCCATCAAACTCGATTTAGCAAAAATAGATCTTTCAGATAATATCAAAAATAAAATGTATGCAGAATATGATAGTATTCTCAAAATGTTGGAATTTCATATAAAGGGATATGATATTTTCCGAAGATGGTATGTTGATAGTAAAGTCTACTATCATATGATCATTGATTCTGAAAATCCACAAAAGGGAATAAAAGAACTCAGAGCAGTGGATCCGATTAAAATAAAGAAAATTCGGAAAGTAAACAAAGAGCAAAGACGAGTGGGTAATACAACAGTCCCATTTGTGAAAAGCGTGGAAGAGTTTTTCGTATATACAAACACAGATAAAAATGCATCAGTACAGACTCCAAGCCAGGGCATAAAGATAGCAACCGATTCAATTTGTTATATTCACTCCGGCGTTATTGATTATAGATCAAACAAGGTGGTTGGATACCTACAAAAGGCTATTCGTCCTCTCAACATGCTTCGTCAAATAGAAGATGCAGTTGTTATCTACCGTGTTTCTAGAGCCCCAGAACGTAGAATTTTCTATGTTGATGTTGGTAATCTTCCAAAGAATAAAGCCGAACAATATCTTAGAGACATCATGAATCGTTATCGTAATAAATTAACGTATGATGCAAACACTGGTGAAATTAAAGATGATAGAAACCATCTCCACATGCTCGAAGATTTCTGGATGCCTAGACGAGAAGGTGGTAGGGGAACTGAAATTACTACACTCGATGGTGGACAAAACTTGGGTGAAATGGAAGATGTTAACTATCTTCTCAAGAAGGTTTATCGTTCTCTGAATGTTCCAATTTCCAGAATGGAAACAGAGTCAGGTTTTAATATGGGAAGATCTGCTGAAATTACCCGTGACGAGGTAAAGTTTTTCAAGTTTATTGAAAAATTGAGAGTTAGATTTTCCGATCTTCTTCTTCAACTTCTACGAACCCAACTTATATTGAAGGGTGTGATGTCAGAAGATGATTGGAAGAAAATATCATCAGATGTTCGATTCAAGTATAATCACGATTCATATTTCAGCGAATTAAAAGAAGTGGAAATATTGAAAGAACGATTAGATATCATGAGTCAGATGGATGAATATGTTGGTAGATATTATTCTACCGAATGGGTAAGAAAGAATGTTCTTCGACAGTCCGACGAAGAGATGAGAGCAATAGATACACAGATACAAAAAGAAGCCCCACCACCCGGAGAAGGGGAAGAAGAGGAAGAAATGCAATGAAAAATGAAAACATTGGTAAAATGGTCGCTTCAATCCTAAACAACGATAAGGATGAATTTTCAGATTCATTTTCAGCAGAAATGAGAGACAGACTTGCCTCTAATGTTTCTGATAATACTCTTGATGTTTCCAAGAATATATTCCATTCAAACGAAGAAGAAAAAATTGAAGAGGCTAAAAATGCACCAACAGAATACACCCTCAGAACACCTGCTGATGCTAAGAAATTTCTAAATGCAGCACTCAACTCTGGTATATCTAAGAGAAATATATCAGTTAAAGGTAAGGTTGTGACTGTTTCCAAACTAACAAGAGACATGGCTGAAATTATTCAGTTATTAGCAAAAGACATGGTTAAATAAAGGATAAAACAATGGGTATTATAGTATCTCTACAAGAAACAATAGAAACAGAAAATGAATCCCTCTTTGAAGCCAAAGATGGCTCAAATATACATATAACACCAGAGGATGCATATTCTTTGGTGTCTGTTCACGACAGTCTGAGTTTAGAAAATCAAAAAAAGATGAGAGACCTATTAGAGGAATCTGGCGACAATTTCTTTAAAGTCCTTTCATTTTGCCACGAACGGTTCATAGAGGAGGATTAATATGTCCACAGATAATATAATTCAACATCTACTCAACGGTGATATCACATCAGCAAAGGTGGAAACAGAGAGTATTCTATACAACAAGATTCAAAATGAACTTGAAGCAACAACTCAACTTGTTACTTCTGAGGTTTATGAGGATTCAATCGGTGTTGCTGGTATGATTAAACAAAAGATGATTGAACGAGAATCTACAGAGGATGACGATTCATGAAACTAATAACAGAAATGAACGAAAATGTCCACTACCTCATAGAAGAGGATAATACTGGAAAGAAAAATCATTTCATCCATGGCGTTTTTATGCAAGCAGAGCAAAAGAATCGAAATGGTAGAATCTATGAATTGCCTATTTTAGAAAAAGAAGTAACTCGTTATAATAATACATTCGTTGCTAAAAATCGTGCGTTAGGAGAACTAAATCACCCCCAAGGTCCAACAGTGAACCTTGATCGAGTTTCTCATATGATTAAGGATTTGAAATTTGATGGCAATGATGTGATTGGTAAGGCTAAACTATTAGATACCCCAATGGGAAACATTGCAAAAAATCTAGTATCAGAAGGCGCACAACTTGGTGTTTCTTCCCGTGGTATGGGTTCTTTAGAGGAAAGAAATGGAGCCAATTATGTAAAACCAGACTTCATGCTTTCTGCTGTTGATATTGTAGCAGACCCATCTGCTCCCGGTGCTTTTGTAAATGGGATAATGGAAGGGAAAGAATGGATTTGGGATAATGGTATTATTAAAGAAAAGACAATTGATGGTTATAGAGATTTAATTGAGAAGGCTTCTAGAATAGAACTAGAAGAAAAGGCTATTTTTGCGTTCAAAGATTTTCTCTCAAAAATATAAAATTATAAATATAAAGATACAAGCAAAATAGTTCAAACTAGTAGTAGAACTAAATCCAAAAGGAGTTTAACTATGTCAAAATATGACGACGCTCAAACGTTACAAGAGGCTGGGAGCGAAACCCCGACTCTCGATACTAAATCTGAAGAAGATCCTAAACTTTATCAGGATGCAGAAGGTGGTCATGCAAAGATTGACACCGACAAGGGTACTGAGGGTAAGGACAAA